ACCCATGAGCACGCCGACGGTCCTGCCGAAGGCGCAGATCCAGCAGCGTCTGCTGGTGATGATCCCTCGTCAGGGCAAGCCTCGAAAACTCGACCTGCGCATGAAGTTGCAGGACGTCGAAGCGTTCACCGGCATCAAGACCAGCACCCTTTCGCAGGTGGCGCGCAAGAAGCGCGAGATCGACGAGGCGATGCAGATCCAGCTCTCCGCTTTCCTGGTGCTGATCGAGCGCGGGCTGATCGTCAAGGACGCCGCCGGCGTGCGCCGTATTTCGCCGCCTGCTGGCGTGCGCGAACCGCCACGGGCTACCATCGACCTCTCCGGCCCTGCCCCCCGGATCCACTGGAGTCGTTGATGCCCGCAACTATCAAGCGCGTTCGCGCAGGAGCTACCTATGGGGCTGGGTGTCATCAAAGAATTTAAGTGCGCCGCACACGGCTACTTCGAAGGGTCGCACGCGATCTGCCCTGAGTTCGGCTGCGCCTCGGTGAGCGTCGAGCGCGTGTTCCTGACGCCGAACCGGATCGGCAAGGAGATCCACAAGCGGTCCTACGAAGGCATGCGCAAGTCGGCCGAGATGTACGGCATTTCGGACTGGAAGACGGCGCGCGCCGGGGAGACGAGCTTCAAGGGCCGCGGCCAGGACGCGCCGCTCGGCACCGAGGTGCTGTGGGGCAACGAGGCCGCCGCGAAGATGGGCGGCGTGACCTTCGCGCAGCAGATGGCCGCCGCGGCGAAGCCGCTCGCCGTCGAGCGCCCGCTGACCGACCCGTACGTCACGCATAACAACGGCATGCGCGCCGCGGCGACGACGCTCGGCCTGACGCGGAGCGCGCTGCCACCGGCGGAGATCACGAAGGCGATGAGGGAAGAGGCGTGAAGATTCCGGGCGATCCGGTCGCGCGAAAGACGCTCTACGACCAGCTCGTCTCGCAGTGTCTGGCGTCCCGGTCCGAGCGCTTCGAGTTCTACAAGGGCTGCCGCAACTACTTCCTGTTCGGCTCGCTCGACGACCAGGGTGCGCCGTACAACAAGATCGGTGAGACGGTCGAGACGCTGCAGTCGTTCATCTACAGCCCCGAGGGCGTGCGCTTCTCGATCAGGCTGGGCGTGTCGGCCGACGCCACCGCGGTGCATCAGGCGCGGCCGATGGCGCGCGAGCTGACCGAGCAGTGGAAGCTGTCGAAGACGCACCTGCGTGCGCAGCTGGCGGCGCGCTGGTCGCTCGTCTTCGGCTGCATGATCATGAAGGTGCAGTGGCGCCGCGGCATCGCGCGCACCTACCTCGTCGAGCCGCATCAGTTCGGCGTGCTGCGCGAGGACATCGTCGACCTGGAGGACCAGGAGGCGTTCTGCATGTGCTACACGACGACGCGCACGCAGCTCGAGTCCGACCTGGAGGACAACCCGCGCAAGCACAGCATCCTCGCGCGCATCGGCACCGCGCCCGGCGGTGACAGCAGCTTCGGCGGCGGGCTGAGCCGGCTGCTCCTCGCCAACCCGGTCGGCGGCGTGCAGGGGTCGGTCGCGCAGTCCGGCGGCACGGCGGGCGGCACGTTTGCGGGCGGCCTGGGCGGGCGCCCTGGGCAGGGCACGAACTACTCGTACGCCCCCCGTGTCGAAGCCGATCTGATCGACATGTGTGACCTTTACGTCTTCAACGACGAGACGATGGACTATCAGGTCGTGACGATGGCCTCGCCCGAGGTGGTCATCTACGACCGCGAGCAGCGTTTCGTGGCCGTGCCGGGCATCCCGCAGTTCGCGGTCATCCGCGCCGAGAACAACCTCTACGACTATTTCTGGGGTGACAGCTTTGTCGCCCGTCTCGCGTGGCTGCAGGAGTGGCTGATGGAAGAGGCCGGCAACGTGCGCCTCGTCCAGGGCAAGCAGGCCGACCCCCCGATGTCGATGACCGGCATGGGCGGCATCCAGGAGGAGAAGCTGCTGGCCATGCGGCGCCGCGGCGGCATCATTTCTTCACCCATGCCGAACGCCAAGGTCGACGTTCACGCGCCGAAGCTGCCGGAGAACATCTTCGCCGTCATGGAGCGCGTCGAGCAGTGGTTCGACGCGGTCGCCGGCATCGGCCACATCCTGCAGGGCAAGGGCGAGAGTGGCGTCCGGTCGAAGGGCCAGGCGGACCTGATGGCGCGCCTGGGCTCGTCCCGGCCGAAGCAGCGCGCGACGGCGATCGAGGAGTCGATCGAAGACGTGGCCACGATCATGCTGCGCAACATCCAGCAGGAAAGCGAGCAGCGGTTCCAGGCCGAGATCCCGGGAAAAGACGAAACTTTGACTTTCACGGCGGAGCAATTTACAACCGACTTCGAAGTCAAGGTCGATGCGCACTCCAGCTCACCGATTTTTGTCGAGGACGCCAAGCACGACGCCGAAACTCTGCTCGAGGCCCACGCCATCGACCGGGAAACTTTCCTGGAGATGTACGACCCGCCGAACGTGCAGGATCTGAAGGAGCGCTTGAAGGTCATCGAGAAGAAAGAGGCCGAGGCCCAGCAGGCGAAGCTGAAGGCCGAAGCTGCGGGGCATGCGCAAAAGGGCCACGCGAAAGGTTGATCCGGTGTGGCTGCCTCCCGTCTGAGGTGGCCGGTCTTTTCGAAGGAGATCGTCATGGCACGTCGTAGCCGTCGGCACAAGCGCAAGTAAGCCGCAGGGGTGAGCCTCCTTGTCGGTTTTCTTCGCAGTTCCAACCCTCCTCGCCAGCTTCGGCTGGCGGGGAATTTTTTCAGGGGTCCGAACCATGTTCGAACTTGAAGTCATTCCCGCCGGGCGCCGTGGCGCAGGCGGTGCCCGCTACGCGCGGCGCCGGAGTCGCAGGTGAAGCCGCTGGAGCACGGCGGTGGTCGTGAAGGCGGGTACAAGCGGCGGTCTTCGCGCCGTGCCCGCCGGTGAGCGTCCCGCCCGAGCTGCTGCAGAAGATGATGGCCGCCGGCGGAGGCGCGGGCGGCGCGTCCGCGTCCCCGCCCGGAGGGGCCGGAGGCAAGCCCCCCATGCCCGGCGCGCCCGGCGCAGGGCCGGGTGGCGCGCAGCAGGCGCCGGGCGGCTCACCCACGCCGACGCCCAGCAAGAAACTCGGCCTGCGCGCCGGTGCGATGACCAACGTCTCGATCGCGCGCAACATGCTCGAGCAGGCACTGACCGTGCTCGACCACGACGACCCGGCCTACAAGGCGGTCTACAAGGCACTCGGTGCCATCAATCCGATCTCCGCGAAGAGCGATTCGAGCGATCTCGTTCCCGCGCAGGTCATGCGCATGGTCGGTGAGCTGCCGCAAATGGGCGGCGGAACTGACGTGCAGAAAATGCTGATGCAGAATATGCGCAAGCCGCCCCCCGGCGGTGCGCCTCCAGGTGGCGCGCCCGCTGGTGGTCAGATGCCGCAGCCTCAACCAGGAGCCATGCAATGAGCAATGGAAGATACCTCGCCCCGTCCAGCTCGGGCCTCCGCATGCCGACCGACCCGGCCCAGATCAACGGCTCGATCATCAACCCGCCCCGCTACTGCGAGCACGGCGGCCTGCGCGGCCCCGATCGCGTGAAGACGACCGTCAACAAGTCGATCTTCGACATCGGCATGCCGCTCAACATCAGCAAGCCGAACGGCGGCCGCTGATCGCCCACCACTGACCCGACAGGTTGACCATGCCCGGATCACTCGAAGACCTCACCTCCGACCAGCTGCTCGCTGTCGCGCGACAGACCCAGGGCTCGCACGAGCTGCTGCAGCTGCTGTCCCGCGACCCGCAGACCCGCGAGGTGATCCAGCGAGCGATCAAGAAAGCACGGCCGGACGTGCCGATCCCCGAGATCGACGCCAAGGACTCCGTGCTCGCCGCACTGAAGGCCGAGACGGAAGCGCGACAGGCGCTGGAGAAACAGATCCTCGAAGACAAGGTCCGCGCCCGCATGGAGTCGCAGCGCGCGGCGGCGAAGTCCAAGTACGGGCTGACCGAGGCCGACATGACCGAGGTCGAAAAGCTGATGGTCGCCCCCGACGATCCGATCCCGAGCTACGACGCCGCTGCCCGGGTGCACGCCGCGTCGAAGCGCACGGGCACGCCGACGCCGGCCGTGCTGCACTCGCCGACCTACGAGATGCCCGACGACAAGATCTGGGGCAAAGGCATCGGCAACCCGGCGCAGCTCAATCGCATTGGCGTTGAAGAGGCGTTCAAGGCGTTCAACGAAGTCACGGCCGGCCGCATGGCGGGTGGCGGTGGCCTGGGGCCCGCAGTCACGAATTGATCAACCGAAAGTTGTGCGCCGGTTGACCGGCGGCGTGCGGCCTAACCTGAAAGAGTAGGGAGCACACCATGCCGGTCTTGGGCACAGGCGTAATGCCAGCAGGGGGCGTCGGGTCACTGGGCCAAGAGCTGCAGTACGTGACGCGTCGGGCCTTCGTCAAGAAGCTCATCGTCCAGATCTACAACACGTCGCCCACCGTGGCGGCGTTGCTGGGCAACTCGCAACCCGCATCAGGCGGTGTATCCTCGGTGACCATCCCGTCGCAGGGCGCGCAGTTCGTCAACCTGCAGTGGGTCGGCTACGACGGCTCGTTCAACCAGCCGGCCGTCCAGCCTGCGGTCACGAACCTCGAGTTCAACCTCAAGGGCGCCGTCATCCCGATCCCGTACCTCGGCTTCGAGGGCCTGATCCAGGACGCGCACGAGATCATCCCGCTGCTCGCAGCGCGCATGAACGACGCGGGCAACGTCTACTGCGACGGCCTGGGCACCGCGCTCTTCAGCAACTACACGAACACGCAGCAGGTCATCGGCCTGCCCGCCGGTGTTGACGACGGCACGAACGCGGTCAGCTACGGCAACCAGTCGCGCACGCTGAACCCCTGGCTCAAGGCCAAGCGCTACAACGCCGGCAGCGTCACGCCGACCCGCATCCTCGTCATGGGCTACATCACGGGGCTCTTCAAGTACGGCGGCGAGCTGCCCAGCTTCGGCGTCACCGGCCCGGCCACGTGGCAGGCGCTGGCCAACGACTTCATCCCGAACGAGTCGTACGTCATCACGCCGGAGAAGGGCTTCGAGGGCGAGCCCTGGGGCGCGCGCTCCGCGTTCCGCGCACTGATGGTCGCGGGCGTGCCGATCTACCTCGATCCGTACTGCCCGGAGGGCACGATGTACCTGCTCAACACCGGGTACATGGCCTTCTACATCCACGAGAAGGCGGCCTTCGCGTTCACCGGCTTCGAGTCGACGCTGTCGAATTTCCAGATCGGCTACATCGGCGCGGTGCTGTCGCTGCTCGAGCTCGTCATCGCCAAGCCGAAAGTCTGCGCGGTGATCACTGGCTTCACGCCGGTGTCGGGGCTGTAACGCGGTCGAGAATCTCAGGAGAAAGCAATGGGCTGGAACAAGATCAGTGGCGGCGTCGCATTGGTGGCGGCGCTTCCGGTTTCGCTGCCTGCGGGATCGGTTTTTATGCTGCCGGTGGGGCAGGGAACGGTCGGCGCGTATGGCGCGGCGACGCCGTCGCCCGGCCCGGGCAACACGATCCCCAACGCCAGCGTCACCGGCCAGTTCTTCGCGCAGCTCGGCCAGCTCTGCCGTCTGCAGGTCTACGACTCGGCGCTCTACATGTGGCGCAACGTCCAGGTGATCCCTGGCGCGATCGTCCCGGTGTCGAGCGACGGTACGAACTACCGCATCATCAACGACACCGGCTCGCCGGTCGGCGCCGTGATCACCGCGCTCGGCTCGGGCGGTACCGACGGTTTCTACGGCTACAACAACCAGCGCGCCGCGGTCACGATCCAGAGCGGCACGGTGACGGCGGGCAATACGGTCTTCACCGTGGCGACGACGGGTGGCTCGTTGTGGAACGCGATCGTCGGTGGGCAGATCAACACCACGATCGGCTTCACCGCGGTCACGCTCT